GTCCTCGGCCACCTCTTCCTACGTATGCGCTCGGTCCAGATGAAAGGGCTTTTGGCAGGTAATTACTCCTGTCCCAGTCCCCAATCAAGGGCCTCACGCGTTAGTAGGGAAGTGGTTCCCATCCAAGACCTAGCTTGATCTTGGATCTCGATGCCGTTCCTAACCGTTCCTCGTGAGAGGTCGGAGGTCTGTGAACTTCAGTAAAGTACTGAAGTAGCATCGAGCGTCCATCGGTAAGTTTTCTGGTCATAGGGCTTCGCAGCCTCGTGACTCGGAATTCTTGGCGTTGTAGTTCAGCATTCCACCTCTTTGGTAAAGAGGGAGAGTTCGACCCTACAAGGCTGTACCAACCGATGGCACCAGAGTCGGCCGGAACGTCAAAGAAGTTAAATCGCTTCAAAGACGCAACTGCCCTTTTTAAGTACTCAGCGACCTCACAATAACCCCTAAGATAGAAGTTATTATGCGTGTCGATTGTACTTACCACCGACTCAGGTTTGGACACGACTGGCATCGCCAGAACACTTATCTTGGACACAACGTGACCATCATAAGCGTCCACTCCGCAAGACTCTCGAAACTTCCCAGTTAAGAAAGTCTTGGCCGGATTTACCTTGAGTCCAAGGTAGGCTAAAGCAGCCAGGGTCTCGTCCGCAGAGTCAGAGGGAACGACAATGTCGTCCCCAAAGACTTGGACCTCCAATGCTGTTCGTCTTATATTCGCAATATTAGGCGTAAGACCACGCTTTACTAGGGTGGCCCCTACGGCTATACACGAAAATAAGATAGTTTGCACTGGAAAGGTCACTGTCGACCCCATAGTGGTAAATTTCCGCAGCTTGTGAAAGCGAGGAGATTTACGATCGATATCGTTTCGAATCCACCTAGTCCTCACGGACTGGAGGGCATCGAGCAGTGTTGAGCTACGGCGGAAGATCCGCTCTATGACCCAACAGGATATACGATCGGACGCATCCGACAAATCAATTGTCGCATGCGATCCACTAGAAGAAGCTGACAATGCTAACCTCCCGTTAAAGGACTGGTCTCTGAACGAGATCGCAGATCCGATAGCGGTGTACTGCACTGACGTCATCAAAAAGTCAGCGACAAGTTGCTGGCACCATTGGTGGCTGGTCGGCTCCGCGGCGATTAACCGCGGTTTCGTCAGTACCTTTGGGACGGCAGCAAGTCGTGACGGAGGCTCATACCTTTGGGAAAAGGCATCAGCCTCACTTTGATGCTGAACGTAGTCTGCCCACTCCTCGTGGCTATGAAAAGCCATGTCGGCAAAGGGAAAGACGCGCTCAAGCTTATCCGGCCAGAAAGGGAATGAATACTTATTCATTCCTGCTTTGAGGTCGGACACGACACCTGGTCCATGCTTAGATTTCCATTCGATAGGGTCGAACCTACCGAGTTGTGCGGAGACGATGTCAGCAACAAGTTGAATCGCTGAGATTGAATCCGGAACAACAATGGAACAGGGCTTCCCTTCATCGATAGTATGATGAAGGAGAGGAAAAGCCAACTGATCGTCATCACCCAGAGAAAGGTGAGCGGCCATAGTGGCTTCAAAGCCGTCATCATCCCAACTAAGGGTAGGAAGACGGACTCCCTGATCGATCTTGTAGAAGCCATCGACGGTACTCCATGTCGATTCGTTCGAGCAAGACATACGAAACTTCTTTGCAACTCCAAGGAGCATGCGAAGAAATTCGATGGCCTGAAGATCAGGCTCGATTCTAAGTTCTCCACTTTCGTCGAAGACGGAAAGGAATAGTCCCTTGAATAGTCTTGGGATTACTCCACGTTGTCTCGTTGTTGCAAAGAAAGCAACCTGAGACTTCGTCAGCCGCCCTTGGGACAAACATATATCAAGATGTTTACCCATTGCCGGGAGGTGTTCAAGAAAGACACGAACTCCTCCCTTCTCGACGCTAGAGAGCAAGCGCTTATAATCACGCTCACAATCTACGCGAAGTCTGGGACGATTCCGAACTATGCTTGACAACATAGCTTCGTATAGTCCTAAGAGATACTCCTCACAGCTCTTCGTAACCATTTTAACACTCCTGTTAATTCGGTTATCTGCGAGCCTAGAGCACCCCGATCCTAGATTGGGTAGGCGCTACTTAGCGCCTAGGATTCCCAGCCCAGCAACTTGGCTGCGATACCACCGGCTTTTACCATGTAAAAGCTGGCAGCTTCGCTCAAGTCGATGATGTCGGAACCCACGCCGTTCGGATCCGTTCGGATCGTGAACAAGACCTGGGTCATCGACCCCAAGGGGATACCGGAAGTTGGTTTCACGAACCTACTGAAAGTCACAGTGTGACGATCGAAAGGCTGCGTGCCCACCTTCACGTTATCTCGACTATGCCGAACTTGCGCCCGGTAAGTCACGAGAGTGTCGTCGAGAAAGTACTCGGCGCCATAACCGTCTTGGTTAATCAGCGGGAGGACCTTGGCAGTTCCACCGGAACCGTCAAGGGTCACCGTCAGGGTTGATCCAAGCATGAGTAAGCTCTTTTCCTAAGGATGCCACCAAAAATTACTTAAGCTTTTGGACGGCTAAAGAACTTAGGATGGACAGTTTCCGTAAATCCAACAACGGAATTACGGCCGTAGCAGGAGTAGGAATCACATCATGAACCCTTTCTTTGGTTTCATAAGTGATCGTCCCAAAGCCGCCTTCAATCCCTGGGGATTTGAAGGTTGGTGTGAAAGTTGAGACCGTTGTCGTATGAGTCATAATACATGGCCTATACGAAACAGCGGGCACGGAGAAAGAGTGAACTTGTGAAAATTCACCAATATCCGCGAACCAGTCCAGGATCCAGGTCCATGGGATAACATCCCATAGACCAGAAGCAAAACCTTCGATCGAGAGACCGATGGTAAGCTTCTGGGCTTGCCGGTACAGCTCATCTTCCCTAGGATGGTATTTGGGAATTACAGAAGGTAACCACCTAACTGTACCCCATATCTCCGCGGTGGTAGTACGTTGCAGGTTACCCTGCACATACCCACCCGCATACGAAGTAATTAAAACATTCTTCGTATCCGACGAGACAGCGTACGTTCCTAGTTTGAGACGTCTACGTAATCCCCCGACATTATAAAGCCTTTGCAGCTCCTGTTTCCTTTTCAGGATGGTGCCTTGAAGCTTCATAAGATCGTCGATGTCCTTAATGAGTGGCAGGACTCCGAACACGAACGCAAGATGTTGGTTAGCTAGAGCACTAATGTCTAGCTTAGTACCACCATGTTTGCGATCGGTCAAGAGTTTTGTCCAATCATGAAGCATCTTGGGGATATCAATCATATCCTGCACTAGCGTAGGAATCGTCAGAACCTTACGGCCCGGATTCGTTCGGGCCAAAAGTTTTGTCGTTAACACGCCAGATGAAGGAAGACTGAGTGACAAGTGATTTCCGCATAAGCTAGGTAAATTCCCAAAGCAATCGTTTTGGTAATAAGACCCAACCCATGCTCCATGCTGAGAAGTCCCAGAAATCGGAGTGAACGCTCCTAAACTTAACACCTTAATCGTTAAGTTGTGAGGCTCATTCGGAGACCCTACTTCGTCCCAACACTCTTCGGACAATGCGTTCGCAGAGTATGGAGATATCGTAGTAGGGGTACCTGACACATATTGGTGCCAGGCACCTGTGACCGGTACCGCGTTTATTCGGTACCTACTTGCCATCGTAGTAATTTCCTACAGTGAGGGTGGAAGATCCACGAGCGCTAGCTCGAGGCCCCGCGAGAGCGGGG